GCAGGGCTGAGCCCGGCACCGGCGGCCGATCCGACGCAAGTCGTCAATCTACAATGCACGACTTTTAACCCCCAATCAACAGTGCGTGGGGTCGATGCATTCCCTGCTTTAAGGAGGGCTCTGGCTCTCGCGTGTCCTAGAGAAGGTAGCACGAGCGCTTCGTGCGCGGCATGTGAGGCCGCTTTGCTAGCGGACGGCTATCAACTAGGTACGGCATTTAACGTCATCCAATCTAATTCATCCTATGCTGGACCGTACTATGTCTTCAGTAAGTAGCCCTCGGGGCTCCCTCTCCCCTCGATCCGGATCACGCAGGCCACCGCGCAGCTCACCCGGCCCGCGTCGCTCGCCAGCGGTGCACCGTCACGGCGCTGCATCACATCCGGAGCGAACCGGCTCACCCGGCGGCGACGATTGACGCAGGCTGCGTCAGTCGTCCGAGCGGTCGAGACCCCCTATTCTCGATCGCCGGAGACTGCGGCGCGTGGAGCGCGCCCCACTCAGACTTTTTGCGGTACAGGTTTTCCGCGCGCGCAAACCCGCCGGAAACTGCGGTAAACTCGCACGCCATGGGCAGACGCGGACCCCGGCCGCTCGGTGCGGCGCACCACATCGCGATGGGCAACTACAGGCGGTCGCGGCACGGACCACGGCCGGTGTCAGTGTCTCCGGAGGAACAGGCAACGCGTGACGCCTGGGCGGCGCTCCGGTTGCCGGGCGTGTTGCCGGCGCGTCCGCTCGATCCGATCGAAGAGCTCTTGAAGCGCGAGGGGATCGAGATCCTGCCTGAGGATCGCAAGCCGAGCCGCTAACCGTATGCCAGTCCCCCGGCCAGGCCAGACCGTCCACCTGATGAAATGGGCGGACGTACTGCGCGAGCGGCGAAAGATGCACCGCGAGGAGGGGCGGAACGTACGCGAGCTAAAATTCTACACTACAGATGATCTACGGCGCCTCTACCAAGAAACTAAAGGCGATGTGATTAAGCTTCATGACGGAATTGTGACCCGGGTCCAGCTTGTCGCGGAGATCAGATGGCGCGTCTTATGGACGCGGTGCGGATACGGACTGGTGTTAGTCGGAGCCGTTGCTGCGGTCATTGGAGCTGTTGCTGCTGTCATCGCCGCTGCTGAAGGGTGGAAATAAATCCCCATTGATTGAGGCATATCGCCCGTCCGTATTTAAATCCCCTAGGAAGGCCCGTAGGCAGGCTGAAGGCCCAGGGGGTAGCGGAGTAGGTGGCGGACCGAAGATGGCCCCTAGGCGGTCCCCGCCGTGGCCGCTTACTTCGACGCCCAGCACTCGATCGTAATCGCCCCGCTCGTGGTCGCGAGAAACGAGATCGCGGCGCAGTCGCTCGGGATGACGACCCAGTCCGCGGGACCATTGACCTCGGTCGAGGCGCTGCCGTCGAGCACGTCGACGGTTGGGGCCGCGGCGGTCCCGTAGAAATTGATGTACAACTCCCCGGTCGCGTTTGATTTCAGGGTTGAACCGCTAATGCGCGCCACGAAGGCGCGGTTGCCGCTGGCATCGCTCGGGACCGCGTACGATTTCGCGGTGTTGGCCGATAACATCAGCGTATCGACCCACTTGGCCGCCGGCAGGGTGCTGGGCAACAGCCCGCCAAACTGGCTGCGCAGAGCCGGGATTGCCGGTGTGATCGTCGGCGGCATCAGGCGGTCCCGGCAGCGCCATTGAGCCGGCCATTGGCTCCGGGCGCCGACGGGCGATTGCCGGCGCCGTCTTCGACACCGGGCGGTCTTCCGCCGACACTCTGCGGCATTAGCCGATCGCCGCCGGCGATCGGCGCATAACCGAGCTCATGGCGCAGTTCGTTCGGCGTGATGGTCCCGGCCCGCTGCAGATCAATGCCGACGCGGGCGCGGGTCGCGTAGTCGCCGCGCAACAGGCCGCCAAGGTCGAGCTCGAGCTCGAAGCGCGACGGGTCGACGAACACGGAGCGGGCGAATTCGAGCTCGATCGCGCGGCACCACGGCGCCAAAGTATTCTGGCCAAACCAGACGTTCGCCTGCTCGGAATTGGTGAAGCTCGAATACCGCCAAATCCCAACCAGCGGCGGCGGCACGCCATATAGTCTAGCTATCTCTTCCGCAGCAAATTGTCTGCTATCTAAAACTTCGCTGTCCTCGGCATTGGCCGAGAGCGGCTCGGCCTTCATCCCCTCTTCGAGGATCAGCGGCTTGCGCGCGTTGAGCGGTCCGGCGACGTTCTGCCGCCAGCTCTCGCCGATGTTGTTGACCGCTTCCGGCCCGAGCCGGCCCGGGTGCGACAGCGAAATATTTGGCGTTCCAACACTATCCCACAAAAAAGTCGCGAATTGCTGCACCGCGAGCGCTTGCTGGACCACCAGCGGCGCCCGGGCAATGCGGCTGACGCCCAAGAGGCCGTTCTGCGTTTTCTCGCGCAGGAAGACGAGCTCGCCGGCGTCCGGAAAGTACCGCGTTGGCCAGCTGCCCGATGCCATGCGCGCCCCCGGTAGCGGGAATGGGCACATGCTCCAAACGACATCGAGCGCGAGCCTGGAATTGGGCGTCGTCGGTCCCATCGACTGCGGCGCCGAGGTCGGCACCAGGAGCGGCATGATCGCTGGCCACGGCACCGGGAACAGCGCCGAAGGCTGGCCGTTGCCGTCGCGCTCGATCACGCAAACGCCATTGCCGAAGAACAAAACCGAGCCCATCAGGAAGCGCACCAAGTCGCTCCACGTCATCAAGTCATTGGGCGCGGCGATCAACCGGCAGACCGGGTGCGTCGCGGTCTCGCGCCGCGAGCCGTCCGCCATTCGCTCGAAGACCAGCGCCGGCAGGGTCGCGATCGCACTGGCGATAATGTCAATGCACGCGGCAAGGGTCGCGACGTTCTCGGCCGCGGCACCCGACCAGGCGAAGGCCGGCCAGTTGCTAGCGTTCCACGGCGGCAGCGTGCTGAACGGCGACCCGGCGGCTGGGCTTACGCCATTCGCGCCGCTGCCCGCCACTGGCGGCGTCGCCGGTACCGCGGGTTCGGCCGAGCGGCCGAACAGAGCACCGAGGCGGTCGCGCAGGCTCATTCTATTCCGTCACGTAACGGAAAGCCGGCGGCGGGCGAAAGGGATAACTCCCGCCGCCGCCCGCCCTCAGCCGTGGCGTATCCCGACGTTCCGGCCGAGAGCATCATCATAGCGTTTGCAAGAAACGGCGTCGCGCCGCCGGCGACATGACCGAGGTTACGCCCAAGGCGGCCAGCCGGGCCGCCGCCAAGGTGTGGTCGTTACGACCATACCTTTGCCGCGCCTGCACGGAGGTTCCGGCATAGGCCGGAACGCTGCGCACGATCGAGACTTCCACGAGCTCGAGGTGTTGCAGCACCCGGCGATCTCGGTCCGGCCAGGCCTCGGCCTTCACCCGGAAACCGATGCTCGCGCCGCCGATATCGTTTCGCGGCGAGCGCGAGCAAGTCGCGGGCGAGCGTCGTATCGGGCAACGCCACGTCGAAGTGCAGGCCCCGACTGTCCTCGGCGAGAGCGAGCGTCTTCGATCTGGTGCGGCCGAGCAACTGCGACGGATCATGGTCGATCAAGCACAAAACATCCTCGGCGGCGCCGAGGCTCGCGCGAAAAGCGCCTGGCGCGATCCGTTCAACGAAATTGCCGATCTTGGTGTCCTCGTTGAAGACCGCGCAGTAACCCGTCAGCCGGCGGCCAGCGGTATCGCTGCGCAGCTCGCCGGCGAAGCTCCGGCGCTCGATCTTCACCGGCGCGGGACCCGCGGCGCCCCATTGGCCGGCGGCGTCGGCGCCTCGGCCGCCGCTGCGACAGCGGTGAGCGTCGTCGTCATGTAGCCGAAGCTCTCGACGTGCCGTTTCTGAATGTCGATGGTCATCGCCGCGCGCACCAGGCAATTGCCCTTACTATAAGCATCGCTATCATAAGGGTTCACAAGCAGATCTAGGGAACTCCACTCCCCGATCACTAAATCATCGAAATTTGCAAATATAATCGGGTGTGGGTTGGCGCCAGAAACCGTCGCCAGATTTGTGAATTCGTAGGGATATCCTTGGAACAGCAAGTCAAAGCCGTACGGCCTCCCGTAAAGATCTTTTAGCTTCAGCAGCCCGCCGCGGACCCAGGCATCGCCGAGCCAGCCGAGCGAACCGGCAAGCGCGTTTCTCTCGGCCAACAACGAGGTCACGTCGACCAGCAAGTCATAGGTCGGCGCCGCCGCTGTGCCGACATTCGCCACGGCCGGGTCGGTAACAATGCCCAAAGGCGTGACTGCGTCGCCGGCACCCGACACCGCAGCGGTATCGACCGCGCGAGCCAAAACCATCGCCAGATCGTTTCTGACGATCGCCTCGATGCCAGGGTTGAGCGCCTGCTGCATCATGTTCCGGCTGAAAGAAACGATCGCGCCGGCATGCTTCGGTCGCAGCAGCACGTCGTCGAATTCTTCGTCGCTGGTCGGGATGGCTGAGTTTTCGGCAAACCAGCCGGTCACCGCTGGAAGTTTAAGGCGCGGAAGATTTAGGTTCGCAGTCAAGTCCGAGAGCACCCTGGCGCCGAGCGCCCTGACCGCGACATTCGCGCGCAACGCATCGACCCACTGCGTAGTGTCCCAGACCGTCGCAATGATGTTGCCGCCCGGCCCGGCCGCAGGCGTCGTCGTCGAGATGATGCGCTTCTCGAGACCGCGCAGGAGCCCCGGCGAGGCGTCCTGAACGCGAATACTTAAAGCCGCCCTTGGTACAAGGAAGCCGCTCGGCGAGACGCTCCCGGACCGCTTGGCGAGTTCCTGGCTGGTTTCCCGCTCCGGGCCCGCGTCGAGATTGATCCCCAAGCTCTGCCCCATGGCGCCGGCGATCGCCGCCGCGATCCGGTACTCGACGAGCCGCCGGTTCCATTGCTGATCGGTGCTGCCGCCGATCGGGATGCCGGCCTGGCGTCTCTCGAATTCATCGCGCTCGGCGACGCGCAGGATGCGGTCCGAAAGCTCGTCGAAAAGCCCCTTTAGCTGCGTCCAAAGCGCTTGAACCTCGGCCTGGTCCCCGCCGCCGCCATTATCGAGCTCGTCGCTCGCGTCGTTCATCGCCTGCCGGAGATCGCGCTGCAGCGCGAGCAGCGCCGGCATGGCGCGAGCCTTTGTCAGACGGCTGCGGAGTTCGTCGATCGATACGCGTGCGCCGGCCATGGCGAAACCTTCCGAAAGTCGGTGTCGGGAGGTCACGCCGCGGGAGCTACTGGATCCGTTGGAATTATCCGGCGTCGGCTAGTCCCCCATCGGGGAGGTCCGGCGCCGATATTCGAGGCCACGGCCAGCGAGACGGCGCGCATGGTGCGCCGGATCGGCGGCCCGCGTCTAGGGTG